ATGAACGAATTTCTATTGAATGTTCTAAATGAATACGCAAAGGAATACCAAAATGAATACACCACGATGAAACTGGGGATTCTTTTTACTAAGCCTAAAATCTATAACGCTGGAGGGGATTTGTCTAAGAGATGGTATGTGTATTTCTCCTATCGAAACCCTATCACAGGTAAAATGGAAAGACAATCTCCAGTGTATTTGTCTATTAATAAGCATAATACATTCGAGGAGAGAACCAAAGTCGCCAAGGTCATCAGAAATATTGTTGAAAAAATGCTGAAAGAGGGGCATGTACCGACTCAATATCAACAACAATTTTATGATGAATCCAAAAACATTGATATTCAAGAAGCAATTCAGCTCAGCTTAAAAAATGCTGAAGCAACCATGAAAGAATCTACCTATAGAGATTATAGGCAAAGATTACTTAAGTTTGAAAAGTGGCTGTACGATAGACATTTCCAAGGAAAAGATATTGCGGAAATCACTCGTAAAACCATAATGAATTATCTGAATGAGGTATTGCAAAATACAAGCCCAAAGAACAGAAATAACACCAGGGGAAATTTGTCTATGTTCTTTGCCTATTTAAAGGAGGAGGAGTATATCTCCAAAAACATTGTGGAAACTATTAAAGTACTAAAGGCTGAACCTAAACGGAACAAAACATACACTAAAGAACAAGAGGATCTTCTATTTAGAACATTGGAACAAAAGGATAAGGAGATGCTTCTCTTCATCAAATTCATCTCATATAACTTCCTTCGGCCAGTGGAAGTTTGCCGTCTAAAAGTAAAAGATATAGATTTTGCTTCAGCTCAGCTTTATTTGGAAACCAAAACTAAATTGTATAAGACCAAAATCATCCCTCAAATATTACTGGATGAAATCCAATTTCTGAAAAAAGAAAACCCCGAACATTTTATTTTTACCCCCACCGGAGTAGGCGAATGGGAAAGAACTGAAATGGGTAGAAGAGAATATTGGGGCAAACGATTTAAAAAAATCAAAGAGCCACTGGGACTTGGCGAAGACTATACCATGTATTCCTTCAGACATACTTTCATTACGAAACTATACCGAGAGCTTCGCACGGAGTACCCACCATACGAAACGAAGTCAAGACTTATGCTCATTACGGGCCATACTTCTATGACGGCTCTTGAGAACTACCTTCGTGATATAGATGCAGAACTGCCTGAAGATTATAGTGATTTACTGAAATAAATAGGATGTCTCCGACATTAATGTCGGAGACATATTTAATAAGTTTCTGTTTCCATCTCCACGATGTAGAGCGTTTCCGATAGGCTTCGTTTGGTCCATGATTTTATGAGATGGCGTTTTCCGTAGCAAAATATTTCGGAACGAATATCATACTTTCGGATTTTGTTCTTCTCCGTGATAAAGCTCCATTTGTACGAATAATTCGTAAGGCGGTTCATATACCAAGACTTGAGATGCTGAGCAAGATTTTCATCCATAAGACCTGGAGGATTGGTAGCATGATTATTTCCTTCAGTATTCAAACCATCATAATACACCAGCATCAGCGTAGATGCTTCGTCAAATACCTTAGCGGTATATGCCCCTCGAAAATGAGTAAGTGGCAAACAAAACGCATTGATACTGATTTCTGTGGTTTCATCGGGTACATTCTTTTTATTGAGATGACACCCTTTTTCATCAAAATAAACATTCTTAAGCTCCACGCTTTCATGTTCAGGAAATTTGATATTAAATGATATTTTATCATTAAATGTTCTCAGCGGATCGTCTACCTCAAAGGCTCTGAAGTCAATCAGTTCATTGGTATTTCCATCGGCCAATCGAATAATATTCATAATCGCCTTATTTCCTTCAAAATACAAATCATAATTGCGTAAATTCTTAATAGTGGTTACCAATTCTCCGAATGTCATTTCTGGCATTGCTCTGCTCAGTTGGACCCTGTTTTCATTGAAAACATAAGGAATCACCTTGCCATCTGCAGTATGAACTCTTTGAGGATTAATGTGGATCCTTGCCATTCCTATATTTTTTCCCTCATTATCAAAAGCATCGGCAGCGTGATAGCCAATATAACTAAAAATAAGCTCACCTCCTTGTTCCGCTTCCTGCTCCGATACATCAAATTCAAATGAATGCGTATATTTTCCAGCCCTATCAATATGCATAGGGTGCGTGAATAGGGTAATATTGGAAGATGAAATGGTAAGCCGTGAAGTTCTTCCCGCAGCTCCTTCCACGCTTATATTCATTCTGTACTTACCAGGAGCAGCTATGCGTACTCTTTTGGTCCATTTACCTGTTGTGTTCTGAAGCGTATCGGTAAAATCTTCGTGATAGGCAGTTATTTTATGTTCTTTTTGTTCTCCTGTTTTGTAGTAATTCCTACCGCTCCAAATAAGTCTTTGCTTTAGGTATTCATCTTCTAAAATTTCGCCTTCCAAACGAAAACCAGCATCGGCAAAACCTACTTTCAGAACATACAAAAGGTAGGGCAACGGATGAATAATATTCTTGTTATACACATCTTTATCATTTTCCAGCCTGTTTCGATGAAACACTTTACCTGTGCCACCGCCATAGTCCGCTCGGTTGTTGATAAATGAATCAAAGTATTTCCATTCTTCAGAATCCAGACTATACTGATCGGTATAGAGTTTGGGGAAATTATACACGGTTTCGGGATATTTTTTGTGAACAATTTCGTTGGCGTGGGCATAAATATCATTCACAGGCAAATCCAACAATGGTAAATCTTCCAGCTTCTTATCGAAGTTCGGTAGGGTTTCAAATCCGCTATCGATTTGAATCTTAATGCTATTTCTTCTAAACTCCATAATCTCCATTTTAGCCACTCGTGGTTTACCTTCAAAAAGATGAATCCCCTCGTGATAGCGTTTGAGATTGGAGGCGTTGAGCGAAGAATAATGCCCGAAATTACTAATAAAATCACGGGTGTATTCTATATCGATAGGTAGGGTGTAATTCGTCCAAAACGAATCTTTAAAACGAGGGTTTTCCTCCACAAAGGTAAATTTCGCTTCGTGGAGCGGAATCTCAAAACCATCGTTACTTATAAATTTATCTTTCATTCTGCTTGATATTAAATTCTAAATCCATTGAGAACAAATTTTCTTCCGTATCGTACATTTCGTTCTTTTTGCTCATCGGTCGTGCTTTTATCACCTCATTATCAATGATGATAAAACAAATACGGCTTTTGATGATAGCATTGACCAACTCTATTTCTTCACGCAGAATCCAGCCTGTATTCAGTACCAAATTTTCCGTTTCCAGTGTGGCGTATTTTTCTCCAGAATCTTCATTGATGACATGATTAAAATCATACTTCTTATGAAAATACCCAGGGCAAGAGAACCAATCTAAGACCAAATTTTGATTCTCAAAAAACAAATGAATCACCTTGCCATTATCAGGATTGGGGAAAGGGATAAAATGAATGCCATAAATCTCTAATGGCTTTTTATCCTCAAATCTATTTCTATTGAAATCAAATGCATACACTTCGTTTTTAGTGTCCATTGGTTCCATTCCTAAAAAGGAGAAACGATTCTCAAGCATATCCCCATTCAGTCTAATTTTACTATGAGTATAAGTTCTTCTCCTTTTAAAATCAGTATAAACAGGGAAACATTTTGGTCGCTTACCAGGAGCGAACAAAATATTATTGAGTTTAAACTGAGTAATCTCATTATCATTACTATCGTATTCCTTAAAAATTAAATTCACCACCGCTAAGTGATACTGATATTGGGCATTTAGCGTTTGGCTGATGGCACTTAGCCTAATGAAAAAATCCTGAATTTCTTCACCAGGGAATAACTCTATTTTATCATTAAAAAATGGAAAACGGTACGATTGCTTTTCTCTTCTGAATTCTCCAAATCCTTGATAAATCATATCTAGTTCCATCACGATATAAGAAGCCTCTGGTTTAGAGGGTTGTATAGTAATTTTCTTCTTATCCAAAGCGAAGTAGTACGGCTCATCCACCAATTCTGAAGTGAAATTCTGAAAGACCTCCAGCTTTACTTTGATTTGTTTTTGTAACGCACCACTTTTCAGAACGATAAAGCCCTCATGTACTCCCAGTGGCAAAAGAGAAGCATTTACGGTAGTGAACGATACGGTACTATTACTGATGTTTACAGAACTGATAAAATGAGGATAAGACAATGCACTTATAGTAAGCTGATTGGGGTTAAATAACTGTGCCGTAACCGTTTTGGATTGTCCTATGTTTTTACTTTCCTTAAAAGTAAATTCTGTAGGGCTTACGAGAAAATCATTACTCTGTAAGCCCACCACTTCTGTTATGGTAGGAATAAATACCAATTCATCTCGTGCTGGGCTTCGCTTTTCTATTTTTATCATCCCTTGATGTGTGCCTATGGGAACATTCTGAGCGGTACTGGATGCTGAGATTTTAAAAGTATTGTTACCTTGTGGCGTAACCGTGAGATAATGGGGGTTATCAAAAACTACAGCATTCACAAAACCTGTAATATCTACAGTAAATGTAGTATCACCTGTGATTTGCCCCGTATTTTTATCAAGTAACAAATGCCTTGTAGGTAAGTAGTTATTATTCGATGTAGAACCGCCAGTACTGCCACCGCCATTATTAGTGCCATTATTAACATGCACTACGATGTTAATATCCACTGGTGAATACTCGATGAATTCTTTGCCTGTAGGTTTATTCCAAAACGCTTTAAGCCTAATGGTAGCACTATGCGTACCAATAGGCAAATGATTTATACCTTGAAAAATGAAATCAAGTTTTGCGGATTCTATATTATTGATAGTAAACTCATTATTTACTAAATTATCAGATTGAATCTTGAGCCATGGAATATTCCCACTAAAAGAAATTTCTAAGGCAAAAGCCACATCATGATATTGCCTATCATTCCACTCCCAAAGCTCGGCAAAAGTTACTTGTGAGCTGTAATTATTTGGTATAGAGTGGCCAGAAGTGTGATTAAAATTAATGCTACGAGGATGAATCTCCCACTCTTGAATGGGTACATCTTTATAAATATCTTCATCTGTAATATCGTTTGTATCAACATAAACTTTTTTATATCTTATTGCCATAATGTTAATTATTTTAATGTGTTGATGAGATAATGTGATAATTACCTCATTATCTCATTCCCAAATTATCTTATTCTATTTTTATTTTCTATTTTTTCAAATTTTTTAATGGTCCTTTTAATGCGTTTGCCGTTTTCAGCATCTTCCACCATCCATGCTTCTACGCCATTTTCTTTGAGATACAAAAGAAAATCTTTGACATCGTATAATAATGCAATAAGCTCTACAATGTAGTCTGTTTGCGGTTGGTGGTTGGAAAAAAGAGATTCATTATTGGTATCCTCTGAATTGGAATGTTTATTTATTACATGACCACCATCAGCATAACCTTTGGGTAAATTAATTCTTCCAGTGCGTATGCTTTCCATCCAATCTACCACATCGGCCACTACGGGATTCTGTAGCATCCATTTTGGTGTAACATATTCGTTTTCATGAACAATACCTACTGGGCGAAAGCCGGTACGGTCTGGTTTGCCACTGCCTAATCCTGTAAAACCACCTTCAGCAAATTCTGGAATGGGCTGGGCAGCAATGGTAGCCACTTGCACCGCCCCTAATGCTCCTACGATTCCTGCAAGGGCAAAGTTCGCAGGAGTCCAAGGTTTCATTCCTAAAGCTCCCACTACCGCCGATGCTGTACCTGCAATGGCACTCATTAAGCTGGCCGCCTTTTCTGCTCTGGCAGCTCTATCTTGTATTTGCCTTTTCTTTTCGGCGGTTTCCTCCTCCATTTTCTGAATACCTTTGTGATATTCCTCTTGGGAAATATACCCTCTATTAAGCTGGATAAGGAGCTTTTTTTTCTTCTCATCTTGATTTTTGGAAAAGGTCTTCATCTCCTTTTCATTAAGGGCTTGTTGTAGCCTTGCGAATCTTTGGAAAGCATTTGAAAGAGCTTGAGTAGCCATAATTACTCCCTTTATTTTACCCTCCGTGGTATCGAAATTCGCCCACATATCCTCCCAGTCTTTAGCAGAGAAACCAAGAATATCTATGCTCTTTTTTCGCTGATTTTCTTCTTGTGCAGCTTTTTGTGCATCTTCGCCTTTTTTCTGCTGTAGTTGCCCTTTCATCCGCACCAATACGCTATCTACTTCTTCCAGCTCTTCACGAAGTTTTTTGAGAGCTTCTGGGGATATTTTAGGATCTGAAAGAAGTTCTTTGAGTTTTGCCTTTTGCTCTTCCATCACCGCTATTTCTTTGGCGAGGATTTCCCTTACAGCCGCTTCCCGAAGTGCTTTTTTAGCATCTTCCAGCGTCTGAATATTACGCAGTTCTTCTTTGGTTAGGACAAGATGATTTTGTGCTAAAAGTGCTTTTTTAGCTTCTTCTAAGGAAGTGATGTTTTGTATTTCAGTTTCTTTTTTCTGGAAAGCGAGTTCTATTTCTTTTTGCTTTTCATCTACCTGTTTTTTATGTCTTTGTAGAGCGTATTTACTTTTTATTTCGGAAATTTTCTTTTCATGCGTAATTTCACTCTGAAGAATCAAATCATTATGTTTTTCCACCGCCTCCCATTCTTTGTTTAAAGCGTCTTCATAATTCTTCTTTGCTTCATCTGTTTTGGCGTTCTTCAGCTTCTCATCCAGTTCATGGATGGTTTTTATCATTTCATTTCCTTGCTCTTTTAGATTTGTGATTTCTTTATGATGAGCAGTTTCTTGTGCTTTGATTTCTGAATCTTCATTTTCTTCCAATATCTTCAGCTTTTCATCCGCCAAATTTTGGGCAATTCTTATCTCTTCCTTACGGGCTTTCTCCAAAGCGGATTGAGACTGCTCTAAGTCCTTTTTGCGTTCCTGCTCTTTTTTACTCGCTTCGTCTTTTGCTGGGCGATTGGTTTTGCCACCCGAGGTAGGAGCAATGGTATTAGAAGTGATAATATCATTTTTTTTATCATCATACACATCAGCATACCTTGTTTTAATGGTATGATTTAAATTACCAATATCTTGATTAAGATTTTCTATTTTCTTTCTATTATTATTCAGTTTAATATCAATTTCTTTATTTCTATTGATTAATTTATTTTCTTCCTCTGGTTTTAACTTAGGAATATTTTTAACAACTGCCCACTTGTTACCAGGTAGAATACCACTCATTTTATATAAATTTTCTTGTTGTTCTGCCTGAAGAACATCATTTTCAGCCTCTAACTTTATCAGTTCCTCATGTTTTTCAGAAGTAAGACTTTCAATTGCTCTTTTCTTTGCGAGGGTTCCTATTTTATCGATTAATTTGCCATAAGCCGTTCCTAATCTCATCGTAGCCATATATTCTTTATCCACAGTACCTATAAAATCAGGTGAAATTTGAATGAGACTTTGATAGGCTTTTTTTCTTTCGATTAATGATTTATTTTTATCATTAAGGATTCTCACTAAAGGATCTACTTTATTTTTCAATTCTGATACATCATGAGCCATTTGTTTATTGATGGCTTTTTGTTCATCTGCACTAAGTTTTTGTTCTCTACGGAGTTCTTTTACTTTTACCGTTACTTTTTCTGTATTTTCATAAAAAGCATAAAAAGCAGTCCCCAGAGTAATAACAGCTGATGCTATAACTCCCCAAGGATTAGATTTTAATGCAATATTAAATGCTCTCATTGCGGCAGTTGCTCTTATCGTGTTACCTGTTAATTTTGCTTTTGCGGCCGCAAATAGATAGGTAACTCCTTTAGCTACTTTAGTAATCCCTGTTTGCGTTTTTACTACAAGATTATAAAGAATGGTTTGCTGAGTGACATTTTTAGACGCTAAAGCAATCACTGTGAGTGCTAACTTGTAACTCAATAATGAAGTAATGACAGTGATAATTATTTTAGAAAAAACAATTAATCTATTTTTAAATTCAGTAACTCCATCTCCTGCTTCCTTGGTAACGCCAGTAAACCAACCTAAAACTCCAATAGCAACCTCAAACCACTCTAAAACTTGGGTTTTTGTGAAAGTATCCGAAATGGTATTTTTAATCTTTTCCCAAATCGCCGCTGCATTATTATTTTTCTTGTTAAATTCATCGTTCAGTGAGTTAGCATCTTCCATTGCTACTCCTGCTCTTGCCATTGCAGCACGAAATTCATCAGTTCTATTGGCAGCAGCTCCCACGGCTTTCTGAACCTCCAATGTGCCGATTTTTAAGCTATCGAATATTTTGGCCGTTTGTTCGGCGGGTACGCCACGCATTCCTTCAGCAAATCTTAGAAAGAATTCTTCGGGATTTTCGTTGAATAATTTTTGAGCTTCAGCGTAGCTTATATTCATAGAGTAGGCGAAACTCTGTAGATTCTCTCCAGCTACTTTCACAAAATTGGAATACCCCGAAGCAGCAATTTGAGCATCTACGCCACTTTCTTCAAAGGCTGCTCCTAAACCGAGTACTTTGTCAATGCTTGGTTTGAGAGCATCTGGCAAAGCACCCACACGCAGGGTAAAGCCAGCAATGTTTTTTTCACTCGCTACACCATTTGCAGCCAGTTCATTGAGGGCTGAACCGATACCGTTAATCGCTGTGGCATAATCCTGTTCATTCGTTTCCTTAAACAGGTTTTTCATTTTCCCAATATCACCCACGATTTGTTGCAAACCGCCTTCGTAAGAATCTCCTAAAGCCACGAAAACCTTGTCAATCTCCTGCACGAAAGCTGCCATTTGCTCCTTGGGAACATTGAGTCTCCCTCCTTCTTCAGCAATTTTGAGCAGATCTATTTTTTTAGTACGAGTATTAAAATTGTCAAATTCATCCCATAGTTCTTTCACTTCGCTCAAGGCCATTCCGGTGGTTTTCTGAACATCTGCCATCGCATCAGAGACTTTGAGGAGTTCGGTGGTCGTTTTACTGAGCTGGTTATGAAACCCTCCTATAACTTGTGTCTGAAAAATACCAACAGCTACATCACCAAGCCTAAACAAACTATTCCTTAGGAAACTAAAAACCCTATTGCTTTTGGTGCCTGTTTCTTCAACAACCACTTGAAGCCCTTTTGTAGCAGTTTGGGCTTCATTTAACTTTTCCTTTAAAGAATTAATTTGATTGCTGAGTTGCTTGAACTTTACAGTGCCTACTTCCGTTTTATTGAGTTCTGTAGTCAGCTGTTTTATTTCATTTCGATAAGAATAAATAGAATTCTTCGCTTCTTTTGTTTTACCATTGACAAAGTCTATTTCTTTTTTTACTTTTTCGAAATGTTCCTTTACTTCTTTCAGTTCTGCCGCTTTGTCTATAAATTCTTTGGTGCCTGGTTTCAATTTTCTTAATTCATCAGAAAACTTTTTAACCGTTTTCTTCAATCCATCAAAAGAACCATCTATTTCTTTACTATTGATAGAAAGTACTATTTTAGTATTGATTTCTTTTGCCATTTCTTGCTATTTTGGGTGCAAGGTGGAAAAGATTTTACTTTTACCAAAGGACAAAAAAAGACCGAAAATTATTCGGTCTTACAAGGTTATTTTTTTCTTAAAAGAAAACTGAGCAACATCAAAATGAGAATAATCCCACCAATAATAAAAGCTCCTGTTTGGGAGGTATCAAAGATTGTCTGTATCATTCCAAAATATATAGTAATAGCTCCAATGATTGCCAAAATAATACTTGGAAAAGCAATTACAACGATAATAGTGAAAACGATAAATTTAAGTAAATCATTCATAGTTTAGTAATAATCCGTGAAACGAGTAATGTTAAAAACCAATTCTTCACCAAATTTTTGCGATCTTAATTCGGCCACATTAGAAGCCACAAAATCTATCACCTTGCTTTGCTCTATGGCTTCGGATATAAACTCTTTAGGCTTTAAATTATAGTAATGAGCATTAAAACCATAAGCCGTTGATTTAGGTTTATTTCTTGTTCGTTCGCCACCAACTCTAATAGTATCCACTCCATAGTGCTGAATGAAGCCGTGTTTTTCCATTTTTATAGACAATCTACGCATAAACGCTTTAGTGCCTTTTTTCTTATTGCCATATTCTTTTACTTCTGCTTCAGCGTAAGCGTTTCTTAAAGAATCATTCCCTTCTTTTCTATGGAAGTGTTCCTTAAATGTTCTCCTTGCCGTACCCTGCAACGCACTGGTAAGCATCTGTTCGGCTTTTTTTGCAATGGCTAATTCGTCTCTGTATTCCATCTTTTAGGCTTTAAGCTATAGGCAGTAAGCAGGAAGCGTATTGCCTTTTCATTATGGTAGGGAATGGATATATCCATTCCCTACAGCAAATGTATTATTTTTCATATAACACCCAAAGGAATATACGCTCGGTTTCTACTTCATCATACTCGGATGGGACTCCAGCCTCCTCATCTCCCTCAAAGATACAAACTTTTTCGTAAATAATCTTTTGTTCTATCTGAAAACCCAACTCCTGCATCACCTCGTAGGCATCGTGCTCCGTAATGGGGTGCGTAGGAATGATGCCATGGCACATCTTGAAAATATCAAAAGTGCTGCGATGCAACTTCTTACCTTCTCCTTCCACAGAATAATACCGCAAGAGCAGATCCTTCATTAGTTCTTTGTAGTCTTCCATATCTATGCCGATAAATAGTTAATCAATGCATCTACTTTATTTTTGTTGTTGGCAAAAATAAGGGATAAAATAAGCGTTTCTTCCGCTATTTTTTCAATGAGATCTTTATCTATATCCGATAATTCGGTATCGGATATTCGTCTTTTGAGTAGCAGTAAGTTCTCTTGGATACTATCAGCCTGAAAAAGGAATTGCTGGTTGCTCATCCAGTTGCTGATTTTATTGTTAAATGAAAGTTCCTTGTCCATCACGCTACGGTTTTTTGGTTAGTAGGGGCAAATACCATCTTTAGCAATTGCTTACGGATGTACATTTCATTTTTTACCTCAAAATGCTGTAGCATATTTTCATAGGCTTTCTGTATAGAACCGCCCCAGCCGTGGGCTTGTAGAGTGTTTGACTTGAAAGCTACGCAATACGCACCGCCTTGGTGCTTCATTGTGAGTGAACCGCCGTGAGCTTTGGCGAAAGTGAGTGGATTGTTTTGTATTGTATTTCTCATGGCTTACAGTGTTTTAATGTTAGACAATTGTTCTATAAGCCACTGCACTTCTTCTTTGGCAGTTTTTGTATTCATATACAGCGTACTATCTGCCAATGCATCTGCCAAATCTGAAAGTTCTTCCTTTGTGAGAAGATTTTCTTCCTTTAAAGTTTTGTGGTACGATGCACTACAAAAAGAGGTAAATTTTCCTAAAATAGCATCGTAATGCAGGAAAGACTCTACTACGCTTTGGCGTTCGTCTGCTTCTGCTCTTGCTATATTGTCTGCCCATAGCAAACGGAAGTCTGAAAATCTTACTTTTATAGAGAGACCCATCATCTCTATAAGTTGGCGTTCTTGCACGGCACTACTATTCTTCGTGCGTGGTGCGGTTTGATGTTTCAACATAATTTAAAATATTTAAAAATTAAAATAATCTAAACAAAAAGCCCCGAGTGGGAGCTGTTGAAACACCTGCTTTCGCAAATTGTTGTATAATATTACTATTATACGACTCCTTCGGGGCTAATCTTATATATCTTAAAAAAGATTTCGCTACATTACATACCAGTAGCAGGTATTTCAACACTGCAAATATAGGCATAAAAAAATAACCACCAAATTATTTGGTAGTTATTTTTAAAATTTACTTTAAAAAATCAATTATCTTTATACTTCGCTCTTGGTTTTTCATCAAAATAAAAGATAATCTAATTTGGTTAGAAACAGTATTTAAAACTTGTTTAGTTTCTTCTTCTAATAGTGCTTCTCCTTTTTCAATTTTCATCTGGGCTTCATATAACAAAGATTGTGCATCAGATGATTGAAACGATTCAAACTCTTTTCCTAACCACTCTCCGAGTTTTTGATCTATTGTTTTCACTTCCATATAAATTTATTATTTAGTTACAAAATAATTTTAAGAACACATTTTAAAAATAATGTATATAATTATAACGAAAATAACAATGCTTAAACAACCACCTGTATCATTTTCATCGTTTTTACTTTCGATTTTTCTTTTTAATTCTTGAAATTTTGGATTGTCTTCTATGCTTCCTCTACCATAGAACAGTTCACTTTTCTTTTGCTCTATAATAGTTCGTTCATTATCTATTTTTTCCTCTTCTTCTTTAATCTCTTTTCTTTTTTGAGCTAATTTTTCCACACATTCATCATAATCAGCAAAAACTTCATCAAACACTTCAAATGAGAATGGGCGGTAGTTCTCCGTAATTGCAAAGACTTTTACAATGACTACAATCATCTCAAAATCTCCTCTTATTTGTTTCTTTTTTTGTCGGCACTCTACCACAAATTGTTCTGGATGATATAGATAATAGGCAATTTCTAAATTTTCATCTTTCGGAATATAACCAATATCTTTTCCTTTATGTAAAACCATTATAGCCAAAGGGTCATAAAGATTATCATCCTCGTGGTAGAGTTCAAATATTGTCCCTGCACGGGAACCTTCGGCATTATAATATCTACTATTGAGATTTTTATCCAAATAATGGGTTCCTGAGAGCATTAAGTCATACTCTTCTATTAGTTTTTTCATAGCTATATAATTTCCCTCTTGAGTGTAAAGATACAAAAAAATCCCCGCAGGGTGCGGGGGTTATTTTTCTTTTCTATGAATCATAACTTTGCTCTTCTATGAGAGTATAAATACAAGCGGATAGACTAAATCCCAAAGAAAAACTTAAAATTACAGAGCTAAAGAGCTGTTCTTTTTTTATAAATAAAGCCAATAAAAAGGTATTGACAACAATGGCTACGACAAGGCATATTCGTATCGCTTTTTTCATAATAAGTTAAATAAAAGGGTTATAATAATACTAATAATAGAGGCAAACAAGGCAGCAAAGGCTATTTTATCACTTCGTGTCCAAGGTTCTTTTTGGGCTTGTTTTATGTTTTTAGCGTTCAGCCCTTTTCTCGTCTTTCTATCAGTTCTAAAGCGATAAGTTTCATTTTTACTTGCCGGTAGTTTTCTGCTCCCACTGTTTGCTGAAACATTACTCCTGAGATACTTCCGCCATAACCTTGTGTTTTCTGCAGAACCTCGTTGCAAAGACGGTCTATCTCTTTCATAGCTAAAAATTTTCCTCTTGGGTGTAAAGATACAAAAAAAATCCCCGCAGGGTGCGGGGGTTATAAAATCATATTTTTTCTCCATCAAGAGTTATTTCTATCTCCAATACTTTAGCAATCATATATAATTGGTCTGCATTGGGTGAAAATTTACAAGTTTCTATTCTTAAAATAGTGCTCGTATTGAATCCCACCTTTTCGGCGAGTTCTTCTTGTGTTAATCCCATGCTTTTTCTTTTATTTCTAATAATTTCGGCGACTTTTTGTCGCTTCTTTATAATTTCTTCTGTTGCCATTACGATATTATTTCTGGCAAAATTACTTAAAAAAATCATATTCTTTCGATTTTAACGCAATTTCGTGATTATTTGCCCTTATATATCGGAGCAAACTTTCTTCTGTAGTATGCCCTGTAATTTTTCTGATAAAAGAAGTAGGTACACCTTTTAAATAGGCATTTGTTGCAAAACTTCTTCTTGCCGTATGGCTGGAAATCATTTTCCATTTTTCTAAATGAATTTCTTTTCTCTTGCCTCCTATCGTAATATATTTCACTATAGGTTCATTTATACCAGCAAACTTACATAATTCTTTTAAACACCTATTGTAGTGATGCAATGTAAAGGATTTTCCAAATTTAAAATTTCTACGGATAAGAATATCTACAACTATTTTTTTTAACGGAATAAATAAATCTTGCTCTGTTTTTGTGGATTTTAAACAAAAATAAGCTGTTCCATCTTGCTCTTTATAATAAGAGCGTGGCGATTTTACAACTTTTATTACATCAGAAAATCGCAATCCGGTATAAGACTGAATCACATATACATCTCTCACCCTACATAATTTTTCAGTAAGGCTGAGATCCATATTAGCAAGTAAATCTATCTCAGCTTCAGTTGTGAAAACTGCCGTTGTAATTTCCTTAGGCATATTGATATTGGGTACTTTGAAATCTTTATCTACAATAATCCTACGCTCTATTATCAATCGATCCACTAGCGTTATAAGAGATTTTACATTGTTGGTTACGCTATTCATTGACAATCCTTTTTCATTCATAAATATGCCAAATCCTTTTAAGAAATCAGTAGTAAAGTCATTAATAAACAAAGGATTGTCAGATAAAAATTCTTTAAGATTAATCAAGGCGGTACGCCCAGCGTGAAATGAATTATCTTTATAAGGTTTGTTTTTCAAAGTCAATATTTTTTTATTCTTTATATCTGAGATAAGTACCTCTAATAGAGGTACTATATCTTGTTTTTTTTTAAAAATAGATAACATAATTATTTTGCCTTTGAAAATTCTTTACCTCTGAATAGTTCCTGTAAACCTGTTAGCTGCTTTAATCTTAACAGTTCATCGGCATCCATCCCGATATTCTTCATTATCCAGGCATCAGACATGCCTGATTGAACCAATTCAGAAACGATATTACTCATCAGCTCAATAGAATGCGACCCCCTCGCTCGGTTGTGTCGAATGGTAGAAGCCATTCGGTTGGAAATATCCTTATTGATGACCACTACGGGCAAACAGCCGTTTTCACGCTGGTAAATATCTTTATGCGTTTTCATCACCGTGTATCGGTGGAAACCGTCCACAATTTCGTATTTATCGTCATCAGGCAAATAATAACAAACTATGGGCATAGTGTAGCCATCTTCTTTGATTGATTGATACAATAATTTCATCTCAGGTGGAGCTACAGAATTGGGATTGTAACTGTTTGCCTGTATTTTTTCTAAAGGCACAGCTATTACATTGTAAACTGGTGATTTCATAGTATATTTTTGTATTTATCCATTATTTCTTTTCTTCTTTTCAAATCATTTTTTGTTTGACCCAAACCAAGCGTTTTCAGTTTGTAATCGTTTTTCATAATGGCGATGCAGACATCCTTCCAATTCGGACAGTGCCGAAAATCTTTTACGGCTGTTTCGTCAGGGAAACCGTTTTTTATTTTTACGATTTCGTAAAAACCTGGCTTTATGCATCGGGGATCATCTACTCCGGTACGCTCAAGTTCTACCCCTTCTTTTTCCATTATAGCAATTACATTAGGATTTCTTCCGTATCCATCTTCAGCCCAAGACTGATTCAATCTTTCAAGATGGTAAAGAAGCCTATCTTTAGCTTCTTTTGGCAATGTTTCAATGAGAAACATTGCATATTGCTTCCAAGTAAAATGTTTAGGTTTCGTGATAGAACGCCAACCCATAGCAGTAGTTCCACCATAAATACCCGTGAAATTAACTCCGTTTACACGGTTTACCATAGCTGCCCAAGTATTAGGACAGATAACTTTGTATAAGCCTAAATTCTTTTGTCCTGATGAATGGAAAGGACTTGCTGTTCTCATTTCTCTAAAATTCAACCCCGCCATATAATACAGATCATAGAGCTTATTGTAATCCCAATTGAATCTGGTATTAGCCACCCAAATATCATCTGTAAGCCAATCGATAATAGGATAAAAATTCACTGTATTTGCGTCCACTATTTTGGAGAAATTTTTGTTTTTATATTGCGATGTACGCCTCTTAGAAGTCATAATCGCACGCCTTGATAAACTCTCTTCCATTCTTAGCCCTACAATTACAGCTGTTTTTCCGTATTTTTTCGCAAACTCTTTTGCGAAAATAATTCGCAAATCAAATCCAGAGGTCCCTTTTTTAAAGGGAAACCAAACATTGGATTCATTTATTATATAATTTTTAGTAGGCATTTTTCTAATCCAAAGATTTTCCAAATCCTTATCCCAGGGAATCCAATGCATTTGAAACATTGAGGCAGAACACGCTGCCTTGATAGGTAAGCAGAGCCAATACCTTTTAATGTCAGGCATCGAATCAAACATTCTTTCTACATATTCAAAGGTTTGCGGAAAGCCTCCCTCGTAATCTTCGTGATAAACTGCTAATTTGTGCAGTAAATTATTTTTTTTGGCGTAGTCATAAAAAATATTAAGACATACACCGCTATCTTTACCGCCTGAAAAAGCGATTAATACATTTTCGAATTCGTTGAAAATATACTCTACTCGCTCCATTGTTGCATCATAGACTGTGTACATATTTTTTAAGTTTCGTTTTTTCTTTTAAAAGTTTTTTAATTTCATCGGACAGATTTCCTTTTCTTTTCAGATTCGCAGCAATACGAGCTTCTATACCACAATCTGATCTCATATCGTAAATCTTCATTGGTCTTTCTTGCCCTTTTCTGTCTATCCTTCCTATACATTGCTTTCTTTCATTATACTTAAAGGAATTAGACCAAAATATAATTCTATTGCAATGTTGTAACCCGTTTAAACCGATTCCTCCACTTCCCATAGTGGCCACAAAGAATTGTCTTCTACCTAAAGTAAAATCTTCCTTTTCTGTGTCCCTATTTTCTCTGTTTTCTCCCGTGAAAACAGCACAATTTTCACGACCCAGATAAGACACAAGTTTATCTAATTCAAATAAATACTTACAGAAAAAGATAGTTTGCCCATTCTTATAATCTACTTGTTCTAAGAAATCAAACTTCGTTGTACCCAAATCTTTAACATCTCCATCTTCAGTAGGGATAAATCCGCAAGAAATTTGCTGAAGTTTTCCGAAATATTGGAAAATAAGGGTGGGCGAAACATAATCCCCATTCACTTGTTCCAATTTTTCTAATAATTCATTTTTGAAATAAGAATAAGTAGCCTCTTGATTTTCATTCAGGGGACAACGAATCTCTTTGAATGTTTTATCTGGAAGATTCATTACTTCTTCCTTATTCACTTGATAAGTGTAAGGTTCGAGAAGCCCCATCAAGTAATCTACATTCTTATAAGCAATCACATCTCCCCGCATATCTTTTATAAGATATTTTTCTTCAAAAGAAGACCAACCATTTCCCCCTATAATGAGGTCTGATAAGAGGCTATACTGCATAAACATATCCTTTACTGACTCTGCAGGAGTTCCTGTCATAATCATTTTGTAGGACGCTTTTTCGCAACAGGCTTTTATGCGTCTGCTTCGCTTTGCTGTTGGAGTTTTACATAAGTGACTTTCATCTACTACGATCATCGTTTCAGAATCTACCCATTTTAGAAGATTCAAAACCGTTAATTCGCTAGAACTCATAGTTTCTATTCCTACGATTTTCCATTCGATAGGAATAGCCCCACCCCATTTGTCTATTTCTTTTTTGAAATTAATTTTCGTAGAAACTGGGCAAAATATGAGTACTTTATTTATTTGTCCCGCTTCATATCTGCTAATTGCTAAGTCAATAGCAATTTTACTTTTACCTGTTCCGGTATCTGTAAAAAGTGCAGTAACTTTCATACTGCAACAAAACCGAAGTGCTTGAGCTTGATGCAACATCGAATCAGAATGTACTGGAACCACATCATCACGAAGTCTTTCATGCAACGGCACCTTTCTTCTCTGGAGCTCACAATTATTAATGAGCTCTCGAAACTTTTCTCGAAGACCTTCTAATATTTCATTTTCTTTATTAGTTTCCCAATTAGGATGCTGATTTTCACAAGCAACATTAACAAAAACATCTAATTTATCATTGACTATTTCTAACCAAGTAGATATTTTCATTTTAGGTGTATTTTTAATGTATGGAAAATACAACCGTTTAATACCTTTGTCTTTTAGTTGATAAATTTTAGAGTTTTTAATTCTTTTTTGTAATATTTCGAGCATTTTTTTAAATTTGCCCCGTGTACAGCGAGGACTTTGTTTTCCTGTACATGTTAAACAATTGATTATTGCTGTAACTGCTCTCATTTATTGGAGAGTAATCACAGTGGAAGCCTCCTTCGGAGGCTTTTTTATTAAAGTTTAATCGTTTTTTTTCTTGGCTTTCTAGGTAATTCTTTATAATAATTGCACTTGCGTATTTCTCTAGTATTGCCATTTTCAAATTCAAGAATGAAACTATTGCCTGTCTTGCTCTCCCAAACAAGCTTGCCTACCAATTTGGAGGTTCCTAAAAATTTAGCTCTGCCTCTTGAATAAGACCACTCGTTCACTTCGCATTCCACCCATAGTCTTTTATTTTTTATTTTTCTCTCTCTTGCTTCTTTAGCTCTTTTTCTGAGGATAGATTGATATATTTCGTAAATTCTATCCTGTCTGTAAGTGTTCTTTATTTCTCTGGATTGTCTTCTTGAGGCTCTCAAAGCATCAAGCCTTGTGTAATCTTTGGGGAAAGATTTTAATATGGTATATTTCCCTGTTTCTGCAGAATATATACCTACAGACCAGCTTTTTTCCATTGGTTCATTTGTCGTTTGACAATGAATATCTCCATGGCTGTAAAAATTCCAATGGTCTGAAATTCTATAAGAACCATCTGGCTTGCTACCCCAAGTGATTTCCCCTGGAGAGTAAAAGCTGTTGGAATAAGGTGATTTTGATGCAATCTCAATTCCTGCAATAAGTTCTTGGATTTGTTCTAAAGAAATTGATTCGATTAGAGTCTTGTAAAGTATACCTCTTACTTTCATAATTATTTCGCAGACTTTAACGACCTGCTCCGGTCGATTAATTAATTATTTACACTGCAAATATAAGGCGTTTACGCCTTATTTCCAAATTTTTTGCACGAAAAATAAAACTTTAACATTTAAAAAAATGTAACACAATGATTTTCAATAATAAAAAAATCACCCCTTAAGGGGTGATTTTTATTCACAAATACTATTTATATCATTCCAATCCTCAGTATTGAGCTTCAGGGATTGATGGTTTTTGAGTTTGAAAGAGACTTCTACGCCGAAGATTCCAGAGCCTTCTAGCTCGATAGGGCGTACCTCGATGGTATTTTTGAGCAATGCCCCGTATAGGAAGTGGCGTTCGTTATGGCTGTCGTACCGCATACGGGCAACGACTTTCATTGCTAATATTTCAGCTCTGTCAATAGTTTGGTATTGTGCTTCGTAATCTCCTGCAGGTACATCGCCGATGAGAATACCGAAATTCATAGAACGCACAGCGGTAGAATTAAGTTGTTCGCCCTCAATGTCTATCCCGTAGCCAAATAAGGCTAAGCAAGGGTAACATACACCTTGAAAACTACTTTGCTTATCGTGCAGCTCTCGGGCAAAATAGCCGGAGAAACCATTGATAAAGGTAGCGTGTTCTACTAATTGCTGAAAGTATTCTTTTAACTGTAAATAGGAAGTGGAATGATGCATAAATTTGGGAATTAGATAATTTGGTAATGTGATAATGCGATAATTATCTCATTATCACATTACCTCATTAAACTATTGTTTCATTGCTTTGGCTTTGAGTTCGTGGATGCGTTTGGATTCCAGAAAGGCATTGAAGAAATCATATACCAAGGTATTTTGGCACTCTTTAAGATTTCCAAGCAAACGGAGTTCATCGGCGGCCATCATGGTAACGATCTTATTGAATGGGATGTGCTTTTTTGATGAGAAATCTGGTGCTGTGGCTTCTTTCTTCGGTTTAGAAAACACGGCAGGATAAATCTCTGTGATGTAATTTCTGATGCTCGAAAAAATAAACACGATCATTCGGGCTTGTTTCATTGGGATTTTATCCGTTACTGCAGCTACTTTGGGAAGTATTGCCTTATCAAATTGTGGAGTGATCCGATACAGCACCGCTACGATTTGCCGTGCGTATAGGTTTCTTTCGTCTTCTTTATCGGTGGAATGGTAGCGATAAAGTAGGGTATCGGCAAAGGAAAATTGCTCCATGGTGCAATTGCCTATGCGGTCTGTAGGTGCTATGGCTCCTTTGATTGCTGGGAAGCGGTATAGTTTGGGTTGCTCCATAAGAAATGCCGTAGCTTCCTGGAATGCTGAAATGGGAATATTACGCAAAATGCGTCTCATTTTGAGATATTGCCAAAGGCTATTATTCTTCATCAGTAGGATCTGCACCATACGGATATAGGTATGCGTAAAATCTTCATTTTCACGGAGGCGGTCAATGATGCTGACCATCTCCGTGAGTTGCCATGGATTGAGTTGTTCCCAAGAGGTGGGGAATTTAATTTTCATTTTTTTCAATAATTTATCCTAATTGAAAATGCGGCGGGTCATAAGGTTTTCGCCAATCACCACCCCAAACGATATTAATCCCTAATCGTTTGGCTGTAGCTTTGATATGCCCCGCAATTAGATTTAGTTTTAGCAATGTATCCTTATGATTTACCTGTACTTTCCCTTCAAAAAAAGGATACAAATCCACGGCGTGTCCATAGCCATCTGCCTTAACTTGATGGTTGGACTTACGAATCACCCCATCGGCATAGGTAACTTTTGTCATGTTACCTGTATTGGGATTTCGCTTAGTTCTTCCCCAAGAGTAGTATTCTTGTTGAGTCTTTGCCGTCCTCACACCCTCGGTAATGGTAAAATCTACGGGGCTATCTTTAATAGCTTCTTCCATGATTTTCACCAAATTGGGGTGAACCCCTTTAAGGTTGTTTTTGCTTCGTGTGCTGAATGTACCCATGATTAAAATCGTATTAAATTATAACTTAAACCTACGCCCATATAGGGCTGTACTTTAAAATCTTGTGTCAATCCGTAACCGAACTGAAAGCCTATACCCACCTGCTTTGGGCGGATATAGATTTGTTTTTGATAATGCTCTAATCCGTTGATTTTAAAATTTTTGTCAGGACTGGAAACATCGATATAATTTCGTTCCTTGTTCCAAAAGTTTTTCCGTTTGGAATAGTGAGCGATATTCAGCTCTGCATTGTAAGTGTATTGTAGTTTTTTAGGAGAACCTGTGCTATCCTCGTGGGTTACGATGCTCAGGTATTTATCCTCGTAATAGACTCGCTTGGCTTTATTTTCTGCGAGTTCTACTTTAGTGGCTTGTAGTTCGCCCTCTAACTTGGCTTTTACCCTGGTAAGTTCTTGGATCTTCTCCGTAGCTATCTTAAGAGCCGGAGCTAAGGTATCCTTCACATAAGAAGAGTAGCTATGATTTTCTATAATGTTAGTGATATCCTCCTTTTTACTCTCCACAACCATTGGTACTACTTCCTGCACGATATGCGTAGTACTATCCTTATCCTTATAAATCACAGATTCTTTCTTTTGGAAATTCTGTTTAAGTGACTGATTTACGGTTTCTTTTTTTCTTGACAGATTATAGTAGTAATAACCTGTCAGTCCTACGCATAGCAGTAGGCTAATGAATAGGATTAAGGCTTTTTTTGTTTTCATTTTATTGACATTTTAAAATTTGTTCTGCGTTCTCTATAGTTTCATTTCTTAATAGCGTATCATTTTGCTGAATGATACGCCTTTGAGCTTCGATAATTCCAGCTTTGATAAGGAGCTGATTTCTAAATCTGTCTTTATCCTCTCTTTCTTTGATATATAATTCTTTCCATGTTTCTTCATTTTCGTCATTCTTCCGAATGTTTATATAGTAGGTAACCCAAAACATACAGAAGAATACCGCTGCCACGAAAGATATAGGATACTTCGCAATGATTTGTGTAATCTTATTAATATGCTCTATTCTCTTTTCCATCATTTCGGTATTTTTAATTGTCTTGAATAATAAAGCCCCCCAATGGCTCTTATTACCGCATGGCTTATCCAGTTAAACACCCATTTCTTCGGGGCATGGGCTTTTCGCCATTTTTTTCGCTCATCATCTGCGAACTTCCGAGCTATATATATATTGTACCCAAAGTACTGGAACTGCCCCTGCTTGTCCTCCCAAAGTCTATCATGGATTAAATCCCCAATAACCCCCTCGTCCACGGGAGGAAACAGCCAATGTAACCAGCTAGGTACACTTGCACCGTCCCAAATGTAGCCTTTGGGAATATTCAGAATATAGCCGTCAGAGAGCTGTATTTCTAAGTCTTCTAATAATCTACAATGGCGGGGATATTGCTCGGATTTGGGCAACCGCTCAAACCATTTTATACCCTTTGGTTTATGTAAGTAGAGTATTTTCATCATACTTCGTTTAACTTGTTAATATTCAATCTAATAAAATCGGAAGCGTAACCCTTTACGAGTTCAAGGAACTGAGCGTTCTTATACTTCATGAGCCATAACATATACTTATAGCTCGGTACTCTCACTTTCGTAATCGCTTCTTCGTTTTCCATAGGGATAGCCCCCTCATAGTTCTCTTTTAAAGGAGCTTCAAGAGGTCTTCCATTATCCCCCCTCATGTAGCTCCATGTTTCGGCGTAAACCACCCATTCAGGAGAGGGTAAATTCAGTTCAAATTCATTGTCATTCCCTTCCTCCCTGAATATTTGCTTATAATTAAAATGAATGTAGTTGTTTTTGGACTTATTGTCCATATCCTCCACTCTTAGAAATCTCTTATACTGAGGAAATTTAGGGTGAGCGTCCATTGGTAACTCCGCCAAGAAAGATGGCATGTTTTCAATTTTTTCAAGGACTAACGCTAGTTGTTCTGATATTTGTAAATGTTCGTTCATGTTTTAAAATTTATATGCTTCTGTTATTAGATAAGATGATGTTCTTCTTGTACTTCCGTTATTTCTGCCAAATACGAACCTATAATCTTTATCCGTGTTAATACTCACAGATGTAGTGGCTGTATATCTTTCATCTGCAGATACAATCGCTATATTTAACCTATTTTGATATTTTGTGAAAATAATCATAGCATCCTCTGCATTTCTAAGAGATAACTTCTGCCCCATTATTGTATTTGGCTGACTCCATCCGAGTTTAGAGTAATAAAATTCGAAGTCTAACGACTGAATAATATTATCCACAGAATCTGAAGATGATAAACCAAAATAAGACTCCGTAAGCCCTTTATTAGGTACTTCATCATTACGAATAGTAACTTTGAAACTCCAATTCTCATTACCCTTAAGAACCGCATCTGTAGCTACCTGAGCCACTATGTTTTTGCCTTGAATATCTTCTAATGGTTTTATATTCTCATCAGAACTAAGAAGTACATCTACCGCAGAATTTACCTGCTGAATATTTGAAGTACCGCTTGCTAACAACACTCCTTGCGACATCGTAAAATCAAGAGGAGCAACACCATCTGGAGCTACCACCTTAAATGTAACCGCCGTCACAAGCTGAGCTACCCCATTTGTTAATCTCAGCTTATATTCTCCTTCAGGGATATTGTCTTGAATGGTGTTAATCCAAAAACCCAAAGAATGATGGTTAAATAACTGAACTTTGTTGTTAGGAATCCTCTTAATGACGGTTACATTAGAGGAATCACTATCGGCGGTTACGATTTCTATCTTAAAATTACGAGGATTAAAATTCAGATTTGTACCTAAAATACTCACAAACTGCATCTCATCCTTGTTTTTTACAACCATAGGATTGATGAATAAAACTATCATAGAGTAAGTAGTCCATCCTCCGTTCATGGCTGTTCTCCACGCCGTTTTTTCACTATCTGTCAAGAGATTGGGTAAATTTTTAAATACGGTCTTACCATCACTTAACCCTACCTGACCATTACCATCTTCAACAAGCATTTTATCGAATGTAACATCCGTACTTTTATTAGGAAGCCTCTTTAAGTAATAGTAGAATCCTGCAGTATCATGCGTGTAATTATGGGCTTGGGTGAAAGTTCTCGTGGCAGTGGTTGTTAAATCTGCATTACTGATATTTTTCCCCGCTCCTGCAAAAATCTCTGAAAAATTAGGTTTATTCTGAATATTGTCCCAAAGTAAATCGGGCGTATCTCCTTTCTCTCCTTTCAGTCCCTGCACTCCTTGAATCCCTTGTTCTCCTTGTAGTCCACGCTCTCCCTTATCCCCCTTAGCTCCTTTCAACCCTTGCAATTGCTCAGGGGTAAAATCTTCGTACCTAAAAGGTTCTCCCTTGTCCCCTTTAGCTCCCCGTTCCCCTTGTAACCCTTGCAGTCCTTGTTCGCCTTGGATTCCTCGTTCACCTCTGTCACCTTTCTCTCCTTTGAGGAAAAGCAATTGTTCTTCCGTGAAATCTTCATAGCGAAACGGTTCGCCTCTGTCCCCTTTCTCTCCTTTTGCTCCACGCTCACCCTGAATGCCTTGTTCACCTTTAGGTCCTTGTTCTGTCCTCACGAAAATTTCATCGTAAGAGATATTAATTACTTGCTCTTCTATTTTAATAGACAAGTTTTCATTATTATTTCTCCCACAGCCTTGTGAATGCTCTGACACTTTTATTTTCCCTTGAAAAATAATCATCCTTACACCATTTCTCACCCAAATAAGCTCATGGTTGTATTCACCGATGGGTAAATCAAATGGTGCTATTTTGAGCGTTCTTTCGTCTGTTTTTTCAGTAGCGAATTCTTTTTTGGGCATGTGAAAGTTCTGCGAGATATAGTAGTGAAATTCATCATCTACTATTTCCACAGGAAAGGAAAATACAGGAGATTTGAACGTCTCCTGATTCAATACGCATAGGTCTAATTTGGGTCTACTGCAGTTCATTAGGTATTATCCAGTTATTTGCTTGAGAGTGATACCAGGTTATTCCTTTTTCACATTCTTTTTGAGTGATTTTAAGCAACCCTTTTTGGAAAATTTTATTAATCAACTCTGGAGAAAGCCTATCATTGATTTCCATTTGGATTTCACTTAGGAGATTTTTAATATCCTCATAAGAAATGGTACTAAACCGAGTCTGAGGATTTCCGATGTATTTTTTTTTAGATATTTCGGCATCATCTTGTGGTTCCAAGATGAAACATCTATCCACTATTCTAAGTTCATATTTTTCCTCATTCGGTAAGTTTTGAATAAGGTCTATTTCCATTTCCACGAAGCCTCTGTGATAGGGAGGAAATGGCAACATAATATCACTTTGTATAACTATTCTTTGCATATTATTGTCTGTTTATTGTTCCTAAACTTCCATCTGGTTTTACTACTAAAGTTTTATTGTAGGTAGGGTCATGAGTAGCATCTGGAAGATTTTTAAAGAGATTCGCTATTTTATTTTCTACATCTTCAGGAGCAGGTGTCCAGTCTGTGGCATTTTTTCCTGCTTCTAATTTTACTCCAGCAATAAATACCGTAACTCCAGGAGTGAAGCATCTCCCTATTGTTATATGCTTAACATCATTAGTATTGCCTTGTCTCCAAGTCACCCAGTATTTCTTCCATTCAGATGTGGCGGATATAGCACATCCTCCATCAGAAGAACTACCTACTCCACCTGTAGAAGATTCTGCAGAAATAGTATTGGATGGAGTGTGGAAGTAGCAAAAAATATTGGCCGCAACACTTGTTTTAGCCCAAAAGCTAAGCGTATAAACTTCTTCTTTCGGAAAATGAACAGTTTTAAAGAGGGCAGTATCCACATAAGAAGAGTTTGTAATCACTGCTTTTGCGATTTTAAAACCCAAAAAAAACTCATTCGTATTGGTAGAATATTGATTTCCACTCAGATCTTTGGTTCCAGGCAAAAGATTTCTTCCACCCAATGTAAGTTCATTGAGCCATTTCTGTACTCCCGTTAGGGTATTCCTGAACGCCTCTCTTACATCTGCTTCCGAGATTTCTTCCGTATGATTATCTGGAAGTAAGGTATTGATTTGTTGTAATAACTGATTCATAAACTATCTTCTAAACCCTTTTGTAAAACCTTTTGTAAATGCACCTTTAGGTGCTATATCTTTTATTTTACCTGCATAGATATGCAGTTTAGAGTTTGAAGCAAAAGACAATGAAATGACATTATCATCATCATATTTTTGACCACTATTCGCTTCGGAATTGCTGAGATAGGCAGGATTTTTGAGCGTACCAAGAACCCACAACACGCCATTATTATCGGGGATAAAGAAAACAAGTGGCTCATTTGCAATGGTAGATTTAAGAGATAATCCTTCCTCTTTCATTCCCAACAATATAAAGGAGAGTTCTGATACATCCTTCCATTTTCTTTCGTCTCCTTTTTGTTTTTCAGAGAAGCTATTTTTGTCAAGATACACATCTATATAATAGAGTGTTTTTTTCAGTTTCAGGGAAATTCCTGTAATGGGTATGGTTCTGCTATTAGACTCAGGAGACGGGGGTATCATTTTTCCTAAATCGTCTATTTTGGCGTACCAAATGCGGGTGGCAACGCCTCCGTATATGTCTTCTTGCGGACAGTGTAGTAAGTTCATTTTTTTATCTGTATAATGTATAATGATTTTTAGCCTATTGCCTACAGGAATAAACCACCTTTTTTTGCTATAATTTTCCTTTTATCATCAGTGCTTACGCACGGAAATCGCTCTTTGTTTTCGTGCAAATAGTCAATGAGGCGTCTGTGCCATATGTCGGCATTAATTACATATTCAGATTGCACCGCTTTGAGCTGCTCAGATGTGAGAATGACGGATTTTTGCCAAGGCAATTCTTCGTACTGCATGGCAATCCCTGTGGTCAAGAATACCAATGAGGATGAATCCACAGCTTGTACTATGGCTTTATTAATCAGATAGCTTTTGATGAGATGCTTTAATTTGTCATCGGCGAGGAAATCATCTATATTGCATTGAGCATATTTCATTTTGAAATCTTCCAGCAGTTGCTTCATTATTCCCGAGAAAATAAAATAGCCATCTAATGAGTTATTTAGGCTATAATGAAAATTCATTTCGTCAAAGGAAACAAGCGGAAAACTCTTTTGCTCAAAGGTAGTTAGCGAATGGCTATTGGCTAACTGCAACACAGCTTCCTTCAGATAAAAATCTGCTTTCTTGAGCCAACTCAAACCTAAGTCTCGCACATCCCACCAGGGAGCATTGCGGGTTTTGTTTTGCTCGAATTGATTGATACCAAAGTTGGAGATATGCACCTTGATTTTGGGAATATCCAATACAAAGGCGTAGAGCGTACCTGCTTTGGCGATATTTTTATACAAATCGGGATTGGAGGTTTTCAACGATTGAAACACCATCTTAGGAATAATCGTATAAATTTTGGATTGAAATCCGTAGTCTAAATCAATGAGATTCGGATCGAAATTTTTCGGTAATCGTACCAATTCCAAAATCTCATCTCGGGTAAGTATTTGCTCCATATTTTCGGGACAGTTTTAACAGGTTTTATTTTCGTATGAATTATTGTACTACTTTCTCTTGACCATTTTTGTTTTTATCCAAGGTCGTAAGATTGATATTCGGAAATCTTGCCACATAATCTGGATTCCAATGGTTCCACTTCTGAATGATGCGGAAGACTTGTAAGGTACGGGCGTGCTTTCTCGGTAATCTGGCACAAAGAATGGTATAGGCTTCTCGCTTGTCAGACCCCGAACCGCTCAAGTTTTTACCACCAGGTATTCCGGCACCGAGTAGAGCAGGATCTACCCCCATTGAGAACAATATTTCGGAATTCCCCGCCGAGGCGTCTGGCAAAAATTCGCCACTTGCCAAAGTCTGCGGAATTTCCTCAATCTGAATACCTTTGATGAGTTCGCCCGTATTCCTATCTCGAAAGAATGGAGAGACCAAAGATTTGCCGCCAGCTTTTACACCTGTCATCTCTTCGTCTATTTTATTCACCAAATCTTCTCGGAGCTGTATTTTTTTCTGAGTAGAAAATTCTTCCCAGGCATCTCTACCGTAGATATGCTCAAAGTAGTCGTTGGCAATCTGAATGAGGTATTTGAAATTGAATTGCTGTTCGTACATATATTTCTTAAACTCAGGAATGGAAAGCACGACATCTATCCAGCCACTTTTAAACGATGAATGCCAACCCACCGATGGATAAACTTTCTCTATAACCAAAGTATCTACCACTGGCACGATGAATTTGCGAATGTTTTTCTCCTTGCAATATGCCTTGATTTCTTCTGCCGAAAGGTACTGAGAGAAGCACGGTACAGCGATATTATCTTCTTTTTTAAACTCGGTTTCTCCCCAAGCCGTGTTGATAATAACATTCTGAATCATCCCGTTTTTGGGCTTTTCAAAACGGCAGTCGGCTGCCTTGTGCCGAGTTACAGAAATGATTTGTTCGCCATTGGGACTGAGCAGATATTCAGGAAAAGCAATACCGAGCGTCTCGTAGTCCGAAATTAAATCCGATACCACCAAATCAAACTGAGTAGCATCAAAGAACTCATAAATTTCTGGAACGGCACTGGGGATCTTTTCACGAAAAACAGCATCGCCCTCGGTTTCGTAAAGTTCGTAAATCCGTATGCCCATTCCGTAATGAGCCGAAGTGAGGATGTCCAGCCCACCTGTCGCTGCACCTACTTTGCCTATCTTTTCCATTAGGCGTTTGGGATACAAATTGTCATCACCCCAATTGCACCACGCTTCGGAATCTGAAGAAGACGGTTGTAATTTTGGCTGAGAGTGCTGGGGCACTCCTTTCTCCTTAGTACCAAAAACCACCGCCGTATTGCGAGTTACATAGATATTATCGTGTATTTGTTTCATTAAAAAACCACTTTTTTTCCATTAAACGAATCAATAAACAAGATGTTTATTTTCTTTATTTCTCCCGTTTCGAGCTTAATATTTCGCGTTCTATTTTCCCAGTGATTGGGATTTTTGAAAGGTGTAGCATCGGCCAAGCGTTTTGCCCCCTTTTGTTTGGGCGGTTGCATCAATACAGCATTTTCATAGTGAATTAATTTGCCCCCCCTTTTATTTTGCAAGTTGAAAGACCGCACCGAAATAGAAAATGGAACGGGCTGTTTGTTTTCCGTTAGTTTTCTCATTTCGCTCAAAACCTCTGATAAATAGATGAAATTTTGCATACACAAAGGTCAAAATACACGAGGAAAGCAGAAAGGACACATTTTATAATGACAAAATACACCCCTTATTCTCATTTTTAAAAACATAAAATATTATATATCAATAAATTAAATTCTAAAATAATTTTTATTTTCTCAAAATACGAACCCGAGCCATATCGCCGCCTTAATCCTTCTTACAATTGCAGTTTGAAAATTGGAGTGAAATATGAAAAAAACCGCCTTGCAGTGATTGCAAGGCGGTTTTCGTTTGGTTGTAAAAATTTATAATTTTTGTGCTTCGGATTTGATATAAGCAATCAAATCCCGTAGGTTCTTTTCATTGAAGCAATGGCGTGGATTTTTATCTGTTTTCTTGCTTCGAAAAGTCTGTTCCGTGATGCCCATCGCTTTGGCACACACACTGGCTTTCATACCAAATATTTCGGTAATTCGCTCAATCTCTTCGGTTATTTTAGTAGTATCCATAGTAAAAATAAAACAATGGTAATAATGAACACAATTTGCGGTAGCGATAAAGAAAACCGAATAGAGATCTCCTGCTCAAACGGTTGTAACGAAAAAATGTTTTTTAGCAATTTTATAAATGCTTTCATTTTAATTTTATTTTATAAATTTGCTTTTAGAAGTAAGGGGGACTTTGCCCCCTTGTTTAGAAGATTAGTCTTAGCAACCCCTTGCTAATCTTGGCTTTAAGTTTGGTCATAAACTTAAAGCCTTTTTTTAACCTTCTGAAACTCAATTTAAATTCAAAATTGAACTCCATAAAAACAAATTAAAGATTAAACATTAGAACTTCTACTCTGTCATTCATTGACACTGCAAATATACGAAATGTTTTCATATCGTACAAGTTTTTTTAAACTTTTTTTTATTTTTTTTCAAAAAAATCACACCAAATTCGTTATCACAAAAGAATTAGTGTATTGATAATCTATCAAGTAAGAAAATTGCCAAAACAAACAATAGTCCACTGTATCGGAAAAGTGCGTAGCGTGTTCCTGGGGAATCGTGGTGCTTCGCTCGGAAGATTTGTCTTTTTTAAAAGCATCGTTGTCAGTAAGCGGAGCGTTCTCCATTGAAATAATCAAATTCGGACAACGATTCTCATTAATCCTAACCTTTGGCAGATTCTCATTCTGTTCGGATAAAATTTCATTTATCAATCGAAATTTCTCAATATGTGCCGGATTATTCGTGTTGGGCGTTTTATTGATCACACGCCAACCTGCCTTGCGGAGGGCATTCTCCACATCCTCTGCCAGTGTAGTCTTGGAGTTTGCCTCTTGCTTGTACCCCGAACGGTCGTGGTACAGATGCACCACATTACACGATGCCTTGTGCGGTTCGTAATAATCAATAAATTGCTGTACTAAATCGCTCAACTTCTTGGGGTTCTTAACAAAAAACTCCTTTAGAAAGCGAATTTCATTGGTCGAAGAAAAAAACTGAGAAACCGTACCGCAGTTGATTCGGCCTCCGAAATCTAAATTGAATTGCAAGGGAACATTCCGCACCAAATCCGTGTCATACCTGCATGATGGCTCGTACTCCGAAAGCATCTCGCCCATTGCCTCGATGTCCTCCTTGTAAGAATAATAATGCCTATCTTTCTTCAGCTGTGCATAAAATCCATCCGTTACCCCTCGTGGGCGTATGTTCATAATTTCCGCATCAAATAAGACTTGCGACAAGGCTTCTTCTCGCATTTGCTCTATCCAACCATCGGTAAGATTATGCTTATTGACCAGCGAATTAAACTTTAAAAAGGCAAACTTCTTAGGATTTTTCCGTGCCTTTTCTTCTCGTGCGGTAAACCACGCTCCTTTCTCTGTCATTGCCACAGACGAAGTAAATACCGTGGCATTCAGCATGGACTTATTTTTAAATTGTGGTTTCACGGCACGGTTGGTTGTAAGAACATTGTTGTACAAGCGTTCGTAAGTGAGTAGTGCGGCTTCATCGCCAATCACCCAGTACGAGTTTAGACCACGCCCAGAGTTGGGATTATCCAGCGATACCATCACGGCAATTGCTCCGTTGCGAAAGTGAATCACATTCGCCCACGAGTCAGGAGCTTGGAATGGCATCTCAAATCCTTCCTTCTGACCACATCGCCCTACTACATAATCTATCCCTTCGTACAAGCCAAACATTTCCATACCCTCCTTGGTAGAGGGTAGGGTACGAGTTTTTATTTGCACGAAAGTTTCGCCCACGATTACCCCTGTACTTCGTGGCATCTGCCGTACGGCTTCTTTCACAAACCAGCCTAATACGGTAGATTTACCTGCCGCCCTTCCTGCTTCTACATTGATATTTTTGATGCCAAATTTGTGATTGACGAGAATCGCCGTCATCTGCATCAAATTAAGCTCTACTTTCTTAATAGGCTTGATCAAATGGCTAATATCTCGTCTAATCTTCGTCATCTTCTACTTCTGTTACTTCTTTAAATTCTACATCTTCCACATTCATATTGTTGAAATCCAACACACCGCCTTCTACCATGGCCGCCAACTTTGGATACGCCCAACGCACAAGGTTGATACGATACTCGTGGGCATTGATTTTATCGGGATCGATTTGATTTTCGCTTTCGTCAAAATTAAATAAGGAGCGGTACTCTTTTAGTGCTTTGATTTCTTGGTCTAAATTCCCAGTCTTCACGGCTTTTTGATAAGCATTCCAAAAGGCCTCCTTGAGTACTTGCCTTTCCGCTGCAAGGTGGGTGGCGTCCAGATTACCGAAGATTTGCATTGCCCAGTTGTAGTCTCGGTAGGCAGTGGCTTGACTAATGTGGTGCTCCCGCATCAAGATCTGAACCACTTGGTGCGGAGAATATTTATTGTTCAAACGAAGTGCCCAGGCGTGAGACAAACGAGCTTTGATCTGCTGTTGCTTTTCGGTAAGCACCACAGAAGTCTCGTCCATATAACTCGCCTGTATCTTGGCATAACTACTGTCTTTCGTTTGTTTCATCAGCTCCATACGGCAAAATTACACCAGCGGTGGGCTGGTACAAAAGACAAAAAAAGCAGTTTATACAACTGCTTTTTCTATTTGTTCTTGCCTTTCTTTTTCCGCTTCATGAAAAATTTTCCGGTTAATCATCTCCCCATAGGCTTCTCTAATATCCAAACAAAACATTGCTAAATTTCTGTCTTCAAAAGAAAGGTCTGATACATCTTTTCTATTAGGATATTTTTTAGATAACTCTCTTAATGTTTCTTCTACAAACTGGTTGATTTTTTCTGCATTCATTGTTTTATTTTTAACTTGTTGATTATCTTTTACTTATAAGACAAAGGTAAGTTCGTTTTTCGTTCCTTGCAAGTTATAAATGCTTTATTTTCTGATATTTAACTGTTTTTTAACTCATAAAAAAAACAGACCTTAAGTCTGTTTTTTTCAAAGTAAATTATTTACCCTAAGTAACCTCTTAGCTACTTCACAAACCACATCTACCGTTACAGCATTACCCAGCATTTTATATCGTTGAGTTTTGCTTATTTCTTTTATAGTGCCATAATAATTACCGTATTTCGTCCAATCATCAGGGAAACCCTGCAAACGCTCACATTCAATCTCGGTAAGTCTGCGGATGCCCGAAACGAAATTATTTTGCTCAAAAGCATTACTCGATATTGTCGGGCATATTTCAAAATTGTTACCTTGGTTCTTGCCTCGTGGGAGTTGCTGAATTACAGGCTGACCGCTCCCATCTTGTCTCGCTCGTGCTGGAATAGTGGGGCAAACCTCTGATTTCACTTCTCGAAAGCCTTTGCCGTCGTTATGGGTTCGGAATGTGCCTACTTTGATTGTGGTCATATCCGAATGCAACCCACCCGAATTTCCACCACCAGTTAAACAACCCGCTATCTTGGGAACTTCGATAAAAGTGTCATCGGCTTTCATCACTCCGCTGGCTTTGAGTGTTGTACTATATTGGGTTTGTGATTGTCTTTCGTTTGTTTTTTTCGGATTTCCAAATAAGAAGTCATTTTCTCCGATAGGAAATATTCCTGGCTTACTTCTTCCTGCAAAATGTCCGACAAGGTATATTCGCTCTCTATTTTGGGGGAGAAACCAGCGTGTATTAAGCAGTTGCCATTCAAGTCGATAACCCCCAATGTTGGCAAACGCTTGGAGTATTGCTTTAAAGTCTCTGCCAGCATTTGAGGAGAATGTTCCTTTAACATTTTCCCAGATAAATACACTTGGTTGGAGCTCTTTAATAAGTCGCATTGCTTCTTTGATAAGGCTACTTCTTTCCCCTTCAAGTCCTTGTCGTTTTCCTGCCAAGCTGAAATCTTGGCAAGGCGATCCAAAAGTGATAATGTCGATTCTTTCATTGATAGTTTCTGAATTAATTTGTTGTACATCGCCTAAATCCATCGCATTAGGAAAACGATATCGATAACAAGCAACGGAGTGCTTATTAATTTCGGAAAAATAATGCTTATTGATTTCAAAACCTGCTCTTTCCAACCCCAAACTAAACCCTCCGATGCCTGAGAATAAATCCAATACATTTACTCTTTTTTCCATTTTTCCAAATCACTTTCCGTTAATTGCTTTCCGTTTCGATAGACTTCATAATTGAGTTTATTTTCTTTCATATAAGCCACCCAACGGCGTACGATAACATCTGCGAATCGTGGATCCAGCTCAAAGCCTCTACATTGTCGCCAATTCATCTCTGAAGCTATCAAAGTAGAACCCGAACCTAGGAATCCATCGGCAACGATTTCTTTTTGTTTGCTCGAATTTTTGATGAGATATCCAATCAAATCCAAAGGCTTCATCGTAGGGTGGTCAGCGTTTCGAAGTGGCTTATCAAATCTCAAAACTGAACTTTGCTTCCTATCCGAGTGCCAAGGGTGGGCAGCTTCTGCATTCCAACCATAGATGAGATTTCGGTGGGTTTCTATTTCAGTAGGTTGAGTTTCTTCGCAAAATATAATTGGCTCGTGCTGCATGTGGTAATCAAGTCGGCCCAGTACAAAAGTGTTTTTTACCCAAACCAAAGTAGATGAGATTTTATACCCTGCATCCAGCATCGCTTGTCGGAAATTGATGGCTTCGGAATCGGCATAAAAGACATATACTGGTGCTCCACCGTGCGAGAAAATATAGGTATTCACAAAGAAATCATATAAGAAGCGATAGAAATTATCACTACTCATCTTATCATTTTTGATTTTGAGCTTCTCTTTTGTGCCGCCTTGATAATCTACATTGTAAGGCGGGTCGGTAACCAATAGATTGATTTTATCTTCGCCCATAACCTTTGCCCAATTCTCGGAATCCGTAGAACTTCCGCAAAGGAAACGATGCTTAATATCTTTGTCCACCGAAACAAACTCAAACAAATCCCCCTCTACGCTCTCGGTTTTCTCGTAAATGGTTGCATCAAAAGTACCTTCTTCTTCCGGAGGTTGCACGGCATTTTGTTTCAGAAATTCATCAAAATCCCCCATATCCATTCCGATGCCTTCCAAATCAATATCTTGGAAAAATTCTTCAATCTTGCTCCAATCAAATTCCCCGTTGTGAATGTTGGAACGAAGCATATACTCCTTGAATTCTTCTTCCGTGAGCTTACGGTTCGGAATCCTTACATCTATTTCATCTTCGCCACGCCCCAGCATAAAGAGTGCGGCAATTCGCTGATGACCAGCAATGAGTGTATTATCCGTATCGATAACGGGAATCTCTACCAAATTGAATTTCTCAAGGCTTTCCTTCAGCTTCTTGAGTTCAGCATCTGAAATTTGCCTCGGATTAAAATCACAAGGCACTAAATTTTTGATCAGTCGCTGTACGGTGCTCCATTCTAATGGGGCTAATAGTTTATTTTCCATCGTTTAATATCGCTTCTATTTCTTTTAGTTCGTTGATTTTCTCCTGCAGTTGCTCTCGTTTCAGATTCAAACCATGCTGCCATTTGTAACTGTCGGTATCTTGTATATTATCTTCTGCCTCCAACCTTTCTATCGTCTGCCGTCTGCGAGTAATCAAGGCTCGGAGGTTGTTTCGCTCCTTGAATAACTCCAACTCGGTCATTTGGGAATAATCTTTTTTGCTCTCCGTGGGCATAATCCGTTTATGCTCACGGTAGTGCTTCAAAATGTTCTGACAAATATCCAACATTTGAAAGCATTCATAAATCTTCATTTGCAATTCAAAAGCTGCTTGTTCTTCTTTATCAGCATCGCCTATTTCGTTGAGTTGTGTTTTCAGCGAACACGCCAAAAGCCATACCTCCCACCTTTTACGATAAGTGCTGTGTAGCTCCAGTGGGTATTCCGAAATCAAATCATCAAAAGGTTTTCGGCGGTTAGCTACTGGCGATTGGCTTTTAGCGATTGACTTTTCACCTATTGCCTCCTGCCTATTGCTTTCAGCCTCCTGCTTATCGCCTCCTGCTTCCTGCAACTTCTTCAGCTCATATTTTATTTTGGCGTAATTCTGTAAAGAAAACGAACTGCTGGAGTCAGCAATTCGTTTATTTCCACCGAGCGAAAGAAATTTATCAATCAGTCGTTTGTGTTCCGCTCGGTTCATTCTTTTTAGATTTTCGGGATTCTACACTTGATTTCTCTTTACCTTTCAGTGCTTTTTCCAAAATGGCTACATCACCATCAAATCCCTGCTGTTTTCTCAGAGTAATCAGTGCTTTCAGTCTTTCGTCTGGCAAAGCTTTCAGCTCTTCGTGAGCTTCGGGCGTAAGCACCAACCAGGTAGAACCTCTTTCCAAGTACTCTAAAGCATTGTGGGGAATATCCTCTACCACATAATCGCCTTGCGAACTGATGATTTGCGTACCTACTTTTACAGTAAGTTTAAAAAATTTTTTTTCCATACTTTTTGCTTTATGCTAAAAGTAGTAAGCAATAAGCCTAAAGCCTACTGCCTACCGCTTAATTAAGATGCGGGTTCCAAACTAATTTCTCCCTCGTAGATTAGTGGTTTATGATTGGCCACAATTTTACAAGTGATTCCCGAATCGTCATCGAAGTTTTTACCCGTTGTACCATCGGCCGTATCTATGTACGCTCCGTAGTCCTTCGTACCAATTACAATGAATTTACCGTTACCGTCTTTCACGGCATAAATAGACGGCACATTCTTGTACGCATCTACAAACCCTAATCCTTTGGCCTTAAGCCCAGGAATCAAAAATTCCAGTTCTGCCTTGGACTTTTTATTTCCAACATTTCCCGAGAGGATAGACTTCAATTCGTTCATATCCTTCTGAATGTCGATTTTTTTCCAAGACTTACCCGTAACCAGTACAATACCTCCCGTGCCTACTTTTACTCTACTCTCGTAGGTATTGTTAATGGTAGGAGCGGCGAAACTCTTTACATGAACTACAGGTACATGATAAAGGGTAGTGGCTAAACCTCCATTAATCTCATCATTGGGGCAATGCTCCAAATTTTCGTGTGGGATATTATCAAAACAACTTGACATATTTTATTTTTTTTCGATTAAACTTGAATTACCTGCTACAAGCTGAAGCAATAACTCTTCATCTTGTACAATTTCTTCCTGAGTAAGCACCTGCCCATCTATACGAATCAGCTGCGGTGCGTGATCTGCAAAAACATAAAATTCTCCGTTAAACTCAAAGCTTACTGGTTCTTTTTTTACCGCCGAACTCTTAGCTGTGGGTTCCTTTGTCTTTAGTTTTTTTTCCAAATCTTTTAGTTTGGATTCTTTCTCAGCCACGGCTATTTCTCTCTCGTTAATTTCGGTTTCCCTTTCATTGAGAACAGTTTCTTTATCTACTATTGTAGCCTCTCTCTCATCGAGCTCCGCCTTTCTTTGATTGAGTAGTACCTCTGGGGCTACTTCTTCTATTTTAGTTTTTTCCTTTGACATAATAATTTGATTTTACATTGGCATTAGCCAATAGCTATAAGCTATTAGCCAAAACCAAAATGTTATTAAAACTTCTCTTGCGGATAAATCAATTTGTTTTGCTCCGCATTATTTAATCCTCGGTTTTTACCACCATCAGATGTATGGAGATAAACTAACTGGTTATATCCGAAGTCATAACCCAACGAGAACTCACCGTACACTCGCATAATTCTGTCGTGTACTTGAATGTCCGTAATCGTTGCTGGATTATCGATTTCATCAATCAATTTCAGCAAATTCCCATCTACCGTAGAGAGAATGGTACCTTGCGTTAAGCCAGGAAGTTCCACGATTTTACGCTTACCTAACCGGGTAGCTGTAGCATTATCTTGGAATTTGTTTTGCCCAAAACGATCTTCATAAGCCAACTGATAATCCTCTACATCCGTAGGATTCATAAACAAAGTCTTGATTTTAGACTTCATCAATTCCGGAAGTCCTCGCTCATACTTGGTTACTACATCTAAGATATTAGACGAAGTAATGGCATCCCCAGGGATGGAGAACACAGGGTTAGAAGTATTAGCCACCGCTTTCTTAATGATTTCATTCAGACCGTCCATTGATGTTCCAAAAGTAGGCGTAGCCTGTCCCTTCTGCGAAGCATCATATTTTCCATTAATAGATAGCCAGTTGACATCGTCAATAATCTTAGCCAAAAGCATATTGATGGCCGTTTTAGAAATCGACTTATCTTTCACTCCCTTGCTTTCATCATAAGCATCTTCCAACCATGTCCCTAATATTTCCGATGGATCCAATTCGAAATCTACCTTTTGATGATAATTAGTGAGCGTTTTGGCAAGAAATGAAATCTCACCATAAGGTGTAAACTTTTTAGAATCAAAAATTTGCACCACATTACTCATCAAAGATTGCACGGTGGGGTAATGCCCCTTTACTTTCGTAATGGTTCGGGCATACTTATTCAGCACAATGTCTGTAGACATAATGGCTAATTGCAAGACTTTCGGTTGCGTACCAAGATAACGCACCACTTCATTGCGTATTTGTTCTATTTTTAAAGTTTTGTTACTCATTTATATAGAATTTATTATTTGATTATGTGCATCATTCGGATTGATATAACCATTAATCAATCCATTGGTAGGTTCTTCCGTTCCGTTGTTTTCTGGCGTAGAATGACGATTCTTGCTATCGCCGTATTCTTTGCACTTCTCACCCAAGAGAGCAATGTTTTCTACCAAAGTTTCTTTGGCTGTCAATCCTGCCAACTGCAAGGCTTGTTCTACTGCGTTTTCTACAGCAGAAACTGTTTGCTTCTCAGTAGCCAAGTTCTCTTTGCTTTGGTTGAGTTCTTCTCTCAAAGATTCTGTTTCCGAATCTTCCAGAGCTTCTTCTACCTTTGCCAAATCGTCTTCATCCAATTTTGCAAAGGGCTTTTTATTTCCGAAAATTCCCGCATTTAGCACGATTTCCGACAAGCCCAAAAGGGCAGATAATTTTGGATATTTCATATTTTAAAATTTTGATAATGCGTCTTCTAATGTCCCCAGTTCGTCTATCAATCCAATGGCTAACGCTTCTTGTGGGGTGTAAGTTTTCCCCTTGAATACATGCCCGTCGTCTTTCAGATCTTCACCGAAATTTTCTTTCATGCGGTCAATAAAGTCTTGAGCCAACATTCTCAACCGTTCGGTATATAATGCCTCGTTGCCTTTCATCAACTCCCTCCATTCTTGATTCTTCTCCGTAGATTGCGGTGCATAGAGTTCGTAAATCTTCGCCCCCCATTTCTCAAACATTGCCGAAAAATCCTGGTACGAAAGCATCGTACCGATAGAGCCTATCAAATCGGCATACGGAGAGGCCATATGGTAATCACAACCACTGGCGATATCGAGAGCGGCCGAGCATTGATAACCACTGGTGTAGGAAATGGTAGGCGTTGTTAGATTTTTAATGATGTTCGTAAGCTCCGCAGTTCCGGAAACCATACCCCCACCGCTATCGATGTTGAGTACAATGCCCGAAACTTGCGGATGTGCATCCAGCTCTTTTAGCAATTTGCCGTAAAACTGAGTGCCATACGAATACCAAGAAGAATATTTAACTATGGGACCTACAATATTGAGTACCACAGGGAAATGGTTGTTGCCCATCAATTTGCCCTGTGCTTTGATATTTTCACGAAAAACATCTTCCCTTTCTTGAATGTAGGGATTATGAGCATTGGCTTTTACCAACGCATATTCAGACAATAGCGAGGGTATCAATGCTAAAAGATAACCTTTGTCAATGGCTAAAGGGGTATTAAAAAAAGTATTGCCAAACATTCTGAAGTGATTGTTTGGCAAACATATAGTAGCATTTGGATAAAATAAAGGACACAGAAATTAGGGAATTATGCAATTAGATAATTAGGTGATGAGTTAATTGACTCATTCTCAAATTATCTCACTATCACATTCCCTCATTCTCAAATCTTATGAACCATGGGAGAAGTGATACTATCTCCATATACAGAGATAATATAAGCATCTGTTCCAGAACCATCCTCTTTGATCTCGTCTTCTACCTCTATCATCATCGGGTGTAAATCATTTCCGATAGTGGTCTTCTCTTCGTTGGAATAGAATTCCAAAGCAAATTCCCGTTTGTTCAAGAGTCTGTAAAGTACTGCTCTATGAACTACATCGGTAGCATTAATCTGAAATCTGTATGAAATATGCCAAGAGATAAAGCCTTTATGATGAGACATTTTAATGTCTCTCTCAAAATCATCAGGAATTATATTATTGAATGATAACACAGGTTCTGCATTGATTTCTTCACCTCTGTAATGTTCAGAAAAAGAATAGTCTTTCGCATTATAAATTACTACTTTTCTTATTTCTCTGAAAAGATGATCTACTTTATTGTTGATTTTCTCCATATTTTCAGGACAATTTTAACATGTTTTATTTTGTTCTTTAGTGATTCTTTTCCTATTAAAATCTCTTGTTAGAGCTTCAAAATAGGAATTCTCCACATCATCTATTCCATAGAAATTCATGAAGTTACGAATACTATTCTTGTAATCCATGTTATATAACTTCTTACTCATTAGAGCAAAATCAAAACATGCATCTCTGAAAACCGATTCGATAAAACGGCGTAGTAAATCCTCACGATAAGGCGTAAGGATAATACCATGCTTATCCATATGGGATACGCTGAGCCTTATCTTGTACACCTCTGAGAACTTATCATTTTTTGTAGACTTTACAGGTGGCTCATAGCTGGATTTCCTTTCCAGTAGGGAAAGAATCTGCATTCCCAACCAATCTCTATTGTTGGTCTGGTACTCTCCACCAAATTTGGCCACTAAAAATTTTTTGATAGGAGCAGAAACAGGTAAGTAGATTTCTATCTGCATTATTAGTTGATTTATAGGCAAAAATATAATATTTGAAAAGTAAAATACAACCAGTCGTTAATTGGTGAACGACTGGTTGTATTTTACTTTACTCTTGTTACCACTCTGTCATAAATCCACGCATACTGGCTCACATCAAATTTGTGATACCATATATCATCACTATATTTTTTCACAAAGGTTTTCAATTGATTCAAACTTGGTGGCATATAGGCTTTTACTCGCTGAGCAATTTCCTCAAGAGTATAGGTGTCCTCAAAGTAACAATGCCCTACAAGTCTACCACTCCAATAGATCCCAAAAATATACTCCTTAGAGGCTTTACCCTGCATCTGAATAACTTCCATTCCTTGGAAAAATTCGCAGAAAAACATCGGGGCAAAATCAATGCGTCTCATCTCTTTGCCCTGCAGATTCTGTAAGGCAATATCGTTATCTGTAATGATATGATGTTTTGGAAATGACATAATAATTTTGTTTTATAATTAGATAGTGTGGTAATGGAAGTAATGAGGTGAGGTGATGTGATAATGAGGTAATTATCTAATTCCCAAATTATCCAATTTCCTCATTAAATCAATATTTTCCCAAAATAGAAAGCCGCCAAACTGCCACACATCGCTCCAAGGGCGTAAATCACCCGTTGTCTCTCACTGCCAAAAGCTACTTTCTTCACATTGTGAGACCATATATAGCTGATAAGGAAACCACAAATCAGTAGGCCAACAATAAAATCTTTCGCTATAAAGTAGGTGTTTAGCACTACCAGGAACACCTGCGTAAATCCTGTAAGAAATAATGACTTCATTTTTTTATCAATTTTTTTAATTTTTTTCTCAAATGGGGCATTTTCGCCCTCTTACTCGTCCAACATTCCAACAATTCAGTAAATCAACAAGTTAAGTTAAAATTTACCTTTATTTTGTTGGACTTTGTTGGAAACTCAAAAGTACTTTCCAACAGTTTCCAACAGTTTCCAACAGTTTTCCAACATACTTTTTTATATAAATATCTATTTTTTAATGAATTAGACTTGTTGGATTTGTTGGAAAGTAAAATCGCCTATATTCTGACCGCTTTAAAAAAAATAAAAATTAAAACGGCGGTCGAGAGTCGGCAGAACTATCCCTTTCATCCTTATTTAAATGAGGGGTTGCAGGGGAGTCTCCAAAGGGGAGCGGCTGCATACCCGTCTCAGCAAAGGAAGTAGCCTCACGCTGGAGGTTCAGGGCGAATTCTATACTCTCTCTATTGTCTATCTTACTCAAATCAAACACAAATGCCGAAGTATTGTATTGCGTACCAAAGCGGTGCGATTTCTTTACTTCCACAAATTCTTTAGACTGTTTTAAATGCTCTGAAATGGTGGTTTTATTTGGGCAAGATTCTGAGAACCTCGGAAACCACTCGGTCTGTATTCTATTATATACATCGGTAAATCGTAAGTACAGATATTGCGAATCAATATCCAAATGCACATCCAAACGGAGCTTTTGCGTCTCGTTTCCGTACGATATACACGCCAAAAACACATCCCAAAACTTGTTGGAAAGATTCGAAGCGTCCAATTTTCTCTTCAAATTACTCACTAATACATCAAAAGTCTCCAGCATCTCCTGTGTGGTAAAAGGAAAGATCACATCGTTGGTTTCTTTCAGAATTTCGTGCGTGGCTCCCAGTATAGAATAATTGGTAATGATACGGTCTATAGCTCCTGCAAAGGCTTCTCTCTTGCTCAGTACCTTTTTGTACATATTGAATTTATCAGCAAACTTGGCTTCAAACAAAGGTCTGTGCCAAATTACCTTGTTCATATACGCCGTGATGCCCTCCGTAGTCATATTTTCCAGTTCCTCAAAGGCTTGTTTCTCTTCCACAGTAAATTGATTCTTGGTCATTTCGCCATAAAGTACACGGGTAAGTACGGCATCATCCGTAGGCGATTGGTTGCCCGTAACCAAAGCGGCACAAAGAATAGGCGTAGAATCGGTGGATACTTTAGAATCCATCGTAGCTCTTTTATACGAGCCTCTGTCCCAAATTCCCTTCAGCATACCGTCTATTTCCTTATCGCCATTTACATATTCTGATAGATGAACTACCATATTGGAAAATTCGGCAAAACTTCTCAATTTGGCTTTCCCAGTGGATTGTTTGTTTTCCAAGTTGATGAAATCTGTTTTGGCAATTCCAAACATTTTTTTGATACACCCATACAATTCGTCCTTTCCTGTAGAGGGAGGTCCATATAGGAAGTAAATAGGAAAACCTTTGGCGATATTTACAATCAAATCTTGATGAGCGGCCGCAAAGGCAAAGAGCATTCCCACAATAGCAAATTCCCTATGCACCTTTTTCATTTGGTCCAGATATTTCTCCATCGTTACCGATGCAGAATGAAGCGTAATTCGTTTTTGCTGAGCAAATTTGTAAGGATTACTTCTGTAAATTTCATTGGCCGATGGCACATAATAGGTATGGCCATCGAAATGAAAAATACCATTTTTGTCTATAGGCGTAGATGTTTGCCCTGGTATGGTTACGGTATTGTTCCAGCAGTAGAACCCCTCAGCATTCCATCCTAAGACATCTACTTTTCTACCGATGCCCATCTTATCATAAAGATAGGCAGCCAATCTATCCAACTGAGCTTGATTGCCACGGAACTGATAGTTACCGTTGTTGGTAAGAGCATCTTTAAATCGCTGTGGAGCATTGAGCGTATTGGCGGGTACATCAAAAATTCGTTCTTCGCCGTGGATATTCCTTACTCTCAATAACTTCATCGGAAAGGCATCATCATTCATATGTTGCAAAATTTCAATGGAAAAATTGCTAATGGATGAGAAAGTGGTTTGGCCGAAAACATTTTCTCCATCGGAAAAATAAATTTCATCATCTGAAACGAACAAGCCGTATTTCTTGATGACAGGTTCTAAAATCTCTATCGGCGTATTTACTCGCTTCGGAAGTAGATAATCATCAGACTTTTCATTTTCTTTGCGAATATGTTCCGAGTCTTTTTCTTGAATCAGTGAACGAATCACCGATTGCTTTTGCTTGGAAAACTTCGTGAGTTTCTCTACATAGACCTCACGGAGCATCGTATCGGAGATTTTGGAAATTATATCGATAACGGTTTTGATTCCGTTGATTTTGTCCAATTCATCGCCCTGTACTTTTTCTTGCAGAAGATATTCATACCCATTGATAAGATAGGGTTGCAGGGAAGCCTCTAATCCGTTGGCCGCAATGGGTTCATCCATTTCACGGCTGTAGTCGTCTGGGTCTAAATTATCTGGCAAACGGCACACTTCTACTGAGAAGCCTTGGCCAATGAGTAAAGGCAACGAACGGCTGATGGCCTGGTTACCGCCTTTGTCGTTGTCGTAACAAAGTACTACCTTTTTGGTCAATTTTCCTATCAGCTGTAAATGATGCTCGGTAAGGGCAGTGCCACATACGGCAACAGTATTTTCCAGACCGAACTTGTGCCAAGCGATGACATCATTGTAGCCCTCTACTATCCAGCATTTATTTCGCTTTGCAATGGCATTTCTTCCTGTGTGAAATCCATATAGCTCACGACTTTTGTTGTACAATTCGTTATCGCTGGGGTTCATCCATTTCACGGCGTTTTCCCTACCCGAAAGGTCTCTACTGGCAAAACCAAGAATTTCGTTCCGAGCATTATACAGCGGATACACCAATCTATTCCATAGCTTGTCCTGATTCTTATCGTTGATCAGCCCAAGGGCTTTGCCTATCTCCACGCCACCGAATTCTGAGAATAATTGATACATAAAATTATTCCCAGGTGCAAAGCCTATTCCCCATTCTATGAGTTCATCGGAGGTATAGCCTCTTTTCTCTATCTCTTTCCAAGCTGGATGAGACTTTGGGAGACGCTGCAGCTCTTCACGAAATTTCTTTTCCAGCCCAGCAAGGAACTTACGCAGATCCTTTTGGCGGTTGCGTCTTTGCACTTGCTCTTTGGTCAGTTCTTGCTTTTCATACACTACCGTTTTATGCTGCAGTTCTGCAAGTACCTGTATGGCTTCGGGGTAGGTTTTGCCCTGTACCTCTTTGATGAGCGATACGGCATCTCCGAATTTTCCAGTAGAAAAATCTTTGAAAGTATTGGTGGATACATTAATAAGGCAAGACGCTGTTTTTTCCTCACCGAATGGCGATTTACAAAAAAACTTGGCTCCTTTCTTCTCTACCTCTATTCCCAAGTGCTGCAATACAGAAAGTATATCTACATCCCTAAGAACATTATCTATAAAATCTTGTGCTATAAGTGGCATTACTTTAAATTTTAAGCAGTAGGCTTTAGGCAGTTAGCTATTGAAAGATAGCAATAAGCTAATAGCCATTCGCCAGTAGCGAAATAAAAACCCCGCACCGCACATAGCAGTGCAGGGAAAACTAAATAAACTAAACTATTATGGAAGTGATTACCAGCCGTAGGCTTTATGCAATAGGCTGTAGGCTTATAGCTTCCTGCGTATTGCCTCCTGCCTGAATGGTCTTCATCAGTTTTTCGTAGGCTTCTGAGAATGTTTTGCCATTGGCAAAGAATGCCTTTTCTTTGGTTTGGGCATACTGAATAGCAATACTGGAAGTTCTGGAAGAGATTCTGAACCACTTGGGTTCGAAGACCTCGCACATATCCATAAAACTCTCGAATGAGTAATCCGATGGCTGGAAGTAGCGAAGTCTCTCTAAATTCTTTTTGCGTAGTGCGTTTTTGCCCTGTGTCGCTGGGCTGTGCGTTAGTAGTAAGGTACTGTTGTTCCCTTGTACTAAATTTTTTACAGGTTGTTGCATTTGTAAAAAATTTTAAAAAGTTAATAAATTTGTAAATAAAGAAAGCGTAGTGCTTCCCAAGTTTGCAACAACCACTATTTGCAGGACAAATAGAACGGGAATACACCACGCCAAGGCGTTTATATCTAAAAATGATAAATCTAAACGGGTTTGACCCACAAATAAATAGTTGTTGCGGGACAAATGTACAACATTTTTCTGTTGTGGCAAATTTTTGTGAAGATTTTCGCCCTGTGTCGCTGGGCTGTGCGTTAGTAGTAAGGTACTGTTGTTCCCTTGTACTAAATTTTCTACTGAGTGTGACATTGTTTGTAAAAAATTTAATTATTGATAAAAAAGAAAGCGTAGCTCTCTTTAAGTTGTCACACTCACATATTACGGGGTAATATGAAACAAGAGATACTACGCCTAAGCGTTTATTTATGTTTCGGTAAAATCTATGATTTACCCCATTATATGAATGTGACAGGGCAAATATAAGAAAGTTTTTTGGATGTGCAAGGGTGGGCATTGTGTTTTTTAGAGGTTGAAGAGATTTGGGGTGCTTTCTAATGTTTCGTGGTCTATGTTTTTCAACTGTTTATTTAGAAGTTGGTTGTCGTGTTTCAGTTCCAAAAACTCCATATACAGAGGGTTCTTCATCAATTCTTTTTCCAGTTTTGCCATTTGGTATTGTTTGTTGGCTTTTTGTTGTAGGATTTTTTTTCTTCCGAGAATCAGTCCGTTAAAATGATTGAAAAGAATGTCATAGCATTGTATTTTGTAGGCTTTTAGTTCTTCGGATTTAGATTGCAAAGAAAAAAGCCAACCATAGATGTATTTTTCGGGTAAGCAAATCAGCTCTTGTGGTCTATTTCTTTTGTCTGGTATTGTCTGATTAGACAATACCAGACTCAAAAAATCATCCTTTTTCAATCTCTTAAATGCAGAAATATAATCCACATTCAGGATTTCGCAAATGGGTTTTATAGCGATGTAGTATTCGCCATTTATTTCTTTGAAGTAAATGGTTCTATCGTGGAATTGTAAAAACTTGTTCATAATATTTTATTTTAAAACGGCAAATCATCTTCTTCTTCAAAATCCTCAGCTTTTGCCTCCGTAATTTTTGGCGTATGTTTTTTAAGATTCCCGATGTAGGGGTTCTTCTCACCTGCTTTTACAAATTCTTCTTTCAGCTGCACTTGGATAGAAGCATCGTTGTCGTAGTCATCGGGCTTATCATTTACCCAAACATTAATATTAACGAGCCTTACGCCACTTTCGGTAACGAAAGTTTTGGCTTTACCTGTTTTCAAGATTTTCAAAAGAGCATCGTAGTTGATGCTGCCGTAGAGTAGTTGTGACATATTATATTTTTTCTCCTGGTTTAATAATTCCTTTTTTTATTGAGATAAATTTCAGAGCCACCATTCTACCTCTGTAGTAAGTGGTGTTCCTGTTGAACTCTTTTTCAATGAGCCTATTAAAAGCTCTGATGCAGATAAATTTTCTATCCCGAAAGACTTCTTTACAGAAATCTTTATATAATTCTGTATTTCTATCTCTTGGGACAAGTACTTTCTCTATTTTCTTTTGAGGAGCTTCCGTATTTGGTAATGATTTTCCATTTTCGCAAAGCACCCAAGTGTACTTGTTTATCTGCTTATATCCCATATCAAAAAATCTTTGTTGAAAAAGACACTGCACTCCATCTGAGCTGGAAAAATAGCTATGAATCTTAAGAGGAATTATTTTTCCCTTGGTGTCTTAAATATTGTTTTTAATAGTTTTTTCCGAACAAGATCTTCTGCTATCTTACTTTTATTCGCCTTTGCTTCCTTTGAATAACATTCCTTATTCAGGATTAGAATAAGCCGTTTTTTTTCGGAAACATCAAGGGCATTAATAATAGGCAAAAGATCCTCAGCAGTCATTTACTCCCAAATTTCTTCATCTGTAAATCCCTGCTCTTTATAGAATTCTACCAATCTAGCATGTCCTAGCTTATCAGAATTACTCCTAGCTAAGGCTTTAACAGAGGTTTGCTGAATATCTAAAATCATTGCGATTTTAAGACTAAACTGATTGTTTTTCAAAATCTCATCAATTACTTTTTTTGATATTTTCAT